TACGTAAGACGCAGTACAAGGTCTTAAACATCAATCTCTTGACGCACCAGATGCTCAAGGAATTGTCTATGTACTACAAAATATCCATGATGAGCTTTACACAAAAGATCATCGAAGCCGCATTCAAGAAGACGTTGGTTGAAGTTGAACAAAAAGACAAGGAAGAAACCGAAGCCTACGCACGGTATCAAGAAGAAGTCAGAAGACGCATAAAGGAGAAAGCAGATGCACTTAAAAACCAACATCAACCTTGAGGTAGACGTCGAGTTCGACATACTCGATCCCTTAGATGGCCCCGACATCCCACTGCAAGTGGACATCACCGGCGTGTTTGTCAAAGTCCCCTCTTCACAAAACAAAGCTCGCCGCGTTAATATCCTGTCGGCACTTTCTGAACCAGAGGTACTTGCCGTCGAGGATGATATCCTCACCCCGGAGTTCATCGACAACTACTTTCGCGTTAAGGCATGGAGGAGTTCACATGAATAATTCAGTGCACACCGTCGAATACTGGCAACGTCTTTCCGAGCGCTATCGCCGCCAACGGGACATGGCCGTACGAGAAATCCAATCGCTTCAAAAACAACTCTACATCGCCACCGGCTGCGCACAAGACGGTAACGATTACCTGCGCCAGATTCGCGCAACACGGACCAGTCCTAACTTAAAACAACGCATCAAGAACCTCCTCGGAGCACTACCATGAACAAGCGGTTTACCGAACTACTTCGCGACGTGGGACAAACCCTTGAAGATCACAATAACGACACCGTCTCCAGCCTACTGTACACCGCTGCCGATACCATCGATAACAACAATATCTACAAAATAAAATGGGCCGAACTCGGGGAGAAATACGCACAACTGGAGAAGGAAAATGAAACCTTACTGGCTGAACTCAAAACCCTCAAGGACACTAAAGATGAACTTTGAAAACTTTTTCGACACCAAGCAAGTCGCGCCATGGGCCAAACGCATCTGGTCATTCTCCTTCTGGCCGCTGTTTACTTTTTTAATCGGCCTCTTCATCGGCGCAGGTAATAGCGAATCACGGATCATGAGCGACTGTAAATACGCCATGACCTTCCGCGTCGATCACCAAGCCTTCTCCTGCCAAAGGAAAATCTAATGCCACGCCCACACATTGGTAACCATAAACTCATCGACGCCGTCAAAGACTTCCTCGAACTCGATAGAGACTTAGACCTCGCCGACGTCCTCGGCGTACAACCCTCTTGCATTAGCAAAATCCGACGCGGCACTAACAAAATTAGCGCTCACGTCATCCTGCGCATCCACCTCGTCACCGATGTCCCAGTGCGAGAGTTGATCCAATACTGCAAGAAAGATGAAATCGACTTTAAAGTCTGACCCACCCTAGAAAGGAGAAAGCCATGGAAAACAAAATAGGACAATTCGTCGCCGATTTGATGCTCATGGAGCAACAGATCGAAATACTCAATAACTACCTGCAGGCCCTCGCAGAACGGGAGCGCCGCATGAAGGCCCTGCAAATCGAAATCGATCAACTGCGCGGCACACTTGACGAACTGAGGAGACACGCATGAAACCCAACATCCTCGACATGGCTAAAGCCTCAGGGATCACGGCCAACGAGCCCGTCACGCCAGAGGCCCTCGCTGACTTCGCAGACCGCGTCTCCGGCCACGCCTTCGCACGTTGTTGCGACGTACTGATGGAAATGCACGAGCGTGACAAAGAAAGGCACAACTACTACCACCACGCGGTTGTTGTACTAAAGATGGTGTGGCGAGATAAACCGAGCACGGATCATGGATCAAGGGCCTAAGTTGCGGTTTTGCACAAGCTGCCAAGCGCCTCGCGAAGCAGCGACAGGCGAGATGCGCGTCAAACCCAGAACACGTCGGTGGGTGTGTCGCGTGTGCCTAGACCGTAAGGCCGAGAGCATCTATCGCAATCTTGATAAGGAGAAGAGACAATGAAACGAAGCGAAGTTGTTCGGTTGGCCCATGATGCGGGATGTTCGGACATTATTGTTTCGCGCGAGTGGTTTCGGTTTGCAAGGTTGATCGCAGCAGCGGAGCGCGAAGCCTGTGCCAAGGTTGTCGAGCAAGCAGGCATTGACGGGTATGGGACTATTGCAGCGGCATTATTAGTAAGGGAAAGAGGAGCACCATGAGATCAAGATTAATAGAAATCGATATGGACTTAGTTCATGACACTTTTGAATACGGCAGACCTCGGTTTAGTCTTTGTTTGTTTAACGATTCCTATGAGATTCCGAGGGATTGGTACAGCGAAGACGAGCAAATGGAGTTGAAATTAAATTTCACCATTGACCTGATGGTTAGATGTTTTATAGAAAACTTTTTAGACTTCAGGAAATATAACGAAGATGACGATCATGAGCCGCTGATTGACGAGATCGGTAGAGAAGATGTAGAAACTTTTAAAAAAGAGCTACAAAGAGCGATAGATAAACTAAACAGGATTAAATACATCACAACGCAGGAGATTAACGATATGCAACCTGTCGAAATCAACCTGAAGGAGGAGTATCGTGAAAACACCTAAGGACATCGACATCCTGAAGAAAGCCGATTGGTTTTCGGATACCCCAGAAGTCGTAGACGAGTTGAAGGAACTGGGCTTGCCGCTTTATGCAAAACACCTCCACCGCATGCACGTCTATCACAAAGGACTGATCGCTGAGATCAGGAAACTCCGCCGACAATTGAAGGAGACTGGCAATGTACGGTGAATACTTCTGGACCGAACTGACCTACGAGCGGCATAGCTACGTTGCGCCGTCCGGTGAAATCCTAATCCACGTCAACTACGACGGGCCCTCCCGCACGTATCGCGTGGAGGACAAGGAATTCATCAACCTCAACTCCGCGAAGACCTTTGCGGTGGCGGCTTTAAGACGCACTGGCAAGATTCCGGATGATGAGGAAGACGGTGCGCCGGATTAAACCTGACGCTCACTTTGTCGCTGAACAAGCCGCCCGCATGACTGAACTGCTCCAGCAACGCTCTGCCATTCCAAGAGAGGAACTGGAGTACTTGGCTGAGCGCGCTACAAAGCTCAAGGACGAGCGCCTTCAAGCGGCAATCGCCGGATTGATCGGCTGGGGCGATGATGAACGCGCCGAGTTAGAGACCTTCATCGCGATTGCCATCGAAGTCATGAAACGAACCAACGTCTCAAAGCTACGGGAAGCCGCGCAAATCGTGGAGTTGAGATACCTCACTAAGGAGACGCAATGAACCACGAGCCCGAGGACCCAAAAAAATCGTCCGACCTTTGGACGGAATCCGATAAACACGACCTCTTTCTGGAGAACACCATGACCGTTATCTTCGCCGCCGCCGTCGCAGGCATCTTACTCGCCGTCCTTCTGACCTGATCATGGACAACTACGCCCTCCTCCTCGTCATCTCCGGCATCCTGATCGGCGCTGGCAGCATGATCGCCCTCTTTACCCTCGTCTTTCTCTTCTGGGCAGGATTCGGCCGTGATGAGACGATTGACGAAAAGTAAAAGGGGACAGACCATGCAACGACACCCCCACGCCCTGTTGGATACCCTCATGCTGATCTACGGCATCCAAACGGATAACTCACTCGCCGATAAGCTGGCAATATCCACGGGTAGCCTCTCACGGATCAGAAAAGGCACACAAAACATCTCCGCCGCCCTAATTCTCGCCATCTACGAGCGATCCGGCCTGTCGATTGACAATATCAAAGATTTAATTAAAGAAGACAAGGAACGGCGCGCCCGCCGAGCAAACGATCATGACCAGTAAAACCATCCACCTCTTCGCCTACACGTTTGTTGCCTTATGTTGTTTCACGACGGGTTATCTCATTGACAAGCTTCCCGCCGATAACGACAGGGTCACCGAGGCCTACGCCATCGGCAGACAAACCGGCTACGCCGAGGCACAAAGGAACGGGGCTTGCATTAAGTGGTGGACAGGGACTTCAGCGGACGATATGCGGGCCGCTAAGCGCTTATTTTGCCGTGGGAGGTAGTTGGACATGGATGAGGACAAAGAAATCGATACAGCGCTTTCTGATGCGTTACAGCAGCTCCTGTTCCGTGGATCAGGGTCCAAGGTTCAGGTGATGTACGTGACCCTGAAAGACGGACGACAGCTCATCTTCCTCGGCTCACCGCTCAAAGAAGAAGATTACGACCAAATCGTGGATTTTATGTTGGGTGAAACCATCGATCCTGTTGTGTTTTCGGCAATGGCGGCAGTACTCGGTGGGCAAGTTGTTGCGCATTAGGTAAGTGTAGGGGAAATGTTGTTGAAAAGGGAAGAGATATTGTTGAATGTGTAATGGATGTTGTTGGAATGGTAAAAGATGAGGGGTCACGGACCACGGATCACGGGTCAAAGTTGGCAAAAAGGGAAGAAAAGGGGCTTTCGGTGGAACTCTATAGATATTTTCTACCCTCAAAAATTTTTTACTTTTTTTTTCACCAAAATTGACGTAATTGACGTAATACCGTAAGAACGTAGTGTTTATGCGGGTGTGACATCACTGTTGTTATATGGGTAACTGTATGGGTGTAAGCGTATATAGGAAATTTACGGGGTGCGCGCGCGGGAACTTTTTTTAGTTTTTTTTTTTTTTTAGGGTAAGAAATATATAAAGGGAGAGCTTGATGACACGAAGGAAAGTGGAGACCCGGAAGATGGTCCCGATGCCCAGCCTGCCCGAGGACGTGCTGGAAAGGGTTGCTAAAACGCCAAGGGTTAAAGGGAAGAAGGAAGTTATCTTGTCCCCACGGGAGTGGGCCTTTGTTCAGGAGTACGTAACACGCGACGGGACCATGACCCGGACGGAAGCGGCTATTCGAGCAGGGTATACCCCGTATGCAGCCAAGGAAGCCATACCACGGCTCTTGGACCCCGCCCGTAGTCCGCACGTCGTAGCGGCCATTAACGAGCTCAGGGCTGAATTGGCGGAGAAGTACGGGACGAACTTCGAGCGGCACATGCGGGACCTCCAAACGATCCGTGACAAGGCAATCGAGGCCGGGGCGTGGTCTGCTGCTGTCCAAGCCGAATATCGCCGTGGGCAGGCTCTAGGGACCATCTACGTCGATCGCAAGGAAGTCCGGATTGGCACGATCGATTCCATGAGCAAAGAAGAGGTAATGAAGAAACTGGAAGAGATCAAGAAGATTTACGGAGGACCGCCCCCGACTGCGATTTTGGAAATGGAATCCCGCGTTGTCGAAGAAGAAGCTATTCCCGTCGAACCCCAAGTAGAATTTGACCCGGGTGAGCTTTTGGACTTGGGCGGATTGGGCGAGGAGCGGGCACTTGTCACGAAAAAACGAGCAGCGGCTTTTCGACAGATTGAAGCGGAACTGGACGACGGTTCATCTGACGAGGTTGGAGACGCGGGTGAACTTGGGGATTCCGGACCTACTGGTGGCGCTCCCGAATTCGCATTTCGTTCTAATCGAATTGAAGGTAGTTAGCGCGGGCCTGAAAATTAACCTGAGTCCGCATCAATACGCGTTTCATATGAAGCATGCGGCGCTCGGATGTCCGACCTTTGTTGTCGTGGAAGTGAACACCAAAGTTCGCGCGCCTGAGTTATTGCTGTTTACTGGCGGGCAAGTGCTAGATATTGCTAAGCGTGGGATTCTGGCCGATTGTGTCGCGCGCTGGCCCTTGTCAAAAATTGATTGGGAAGAGTTTCACAAAAAGGTCTTGCAAACGCCGGAAACGGTGCTATAGTGTCTGAACGGACAGATAGTCCGGATTTTTATACAGGGAGAAAGAGGATGAACTTATATCGTTTTGAATGTCATGTTTGGGTGCGTGGCAATTCGCTGGAAGAAGCGTTTAAAGAACTCCATGACGAAGTGCAATACCATTTTGGGCAGGATAACAATTTAATCGCGCTTGAAAGTGATGACGGCGAACTTGTCGAAGAACTAAGAAAGCAGGGGGCCTAAAATGGAACGTGCAAAATTAACCCGTAGCGACGCGGCGATAAAGTTAATCGCTTTTGCGGACGAAAAAATGGATTTGACTGATCAAGAAGCGGCGGCGGCGTTGACGTTGGCCGCTTGTTTTCTGGCCGGGGGAAATTCAGAAAATATTTTGTCGATTATTCGCTTGGTGTTTGCCACGGCGGACGTGATGCGCGACGGGAAATAATGGAAAAGCGCTCCGCGACGTGGAAATACTATAACAGGCGGGACAGGCGAAAACGACGAATTATTGAACAATCTCCGCAACCGCCGCCGAACCTTTTTGCTCACGTTGGCCGATTAATTTCAATGTGGATTTTTTCTTTTATTTTTGGGGGCTGATAAAATACTTGACAGGCGGAACCTATAGACTAGAATTCTACTTGCGCGGGATTGACGCGCTTATACAGGGAGAAAACAATGCGAACAGTACATTTGACAATCAAGAGCTCGAATAAAAAAACCGGCCCGATACCGGTATCTACTACCAGCGCGCTATCGTGCCCCGATTCGTGCCCACTTAAGAAAAACGGATGTTATGCGGACGGCGGGCCGCTTGCGTTGCATTGGCGCGCTGTTACTGAGGGCGAGCGGGGCATGCAATGGGCCGAATTTTGCGACGCTATCGACGCGCTCCCGGCGGGGCAATTGTGGCGGCATAATCAGGCGGGCGATTTACCGGGACTGAATGAGAGTATCAATCCGGACGCGCTTCGCATGTTAACGCGGGCCAATGCGGGAAAACGTGGATTCACTTATACGCATAAACCGCTGACGGCGGAAAATGAAGCTTTGATTCGCGAAGCGAACAAAGCGGGGTTTACTGTCAATTTATCGGCGAATTCGCTTGCGCATGCGGACGCGCTCGCGGATGCGGACGCGGGGCCCGTGGTGACAATACTACCGGCCAACGCGGGCGCGAAAAACTTCACCCCGGCGGGCCGTCCCGTCATTACATGCCCCGCCCAGCTGCGCGACGATATCAGCTGCGCGGATTGTCAATTGTGCGCGCGCTCGGACCGTCCGACAATTGTCGGTTTTCTGGCCCATGGTAGCGGCGCGAAGCGGGCCGAAAAAATTACTTTGAATTTCCAGAAAACGGCCCTATAATTTCCGGGCGGGCAAAGTTCCGCTCATTTCAACCGATTCAATACAGGGAGAATCACATGTCAACATTAATGCAAGCTTCGAAACAATGGTCCACGCGTCCCGCTGAAGAGCGTTTTATTTCGCTCACGGAAATGCATGCTTCGCAAGCGGCCCAACGCGCTATTAGCCGCGCCGCCGTGGTGAGCTCGCGCGCGTTGCGGGCCGTCCCGACGGATGACAATTCGGGCATTTTGATTGAAGGGCCGTCCGGCCACGGTTTCGCCCCGTCGCATTGGGCATTCGGCCAAGCGGCGGGCCTGATCGGCGCGCCCGCCGGTTATCTTCGCTCGCTTCCCGCGCCCGTCGCGGCTGATTGTATTAATTGGGGCATGCAACATGAGCGGGACGCGCAAGACGTGGGCGTTTTATTGACGAAAAACGGCGAATCGACAATTCGTGCAATGACCGGCCCGCGCTACGGGCGCGTGTGGAATGATGACGTTATCGCGGCGCTGATGGACCGCTTCGGCGATGGCGTAACGGGCGATTTTCGCGTCCCGGGCGTGTTCGGCCAAGCGGTACAAGTGGACCGCCAAAATACTACGCTGTACGCGGGGGACCGTGACATGTTCGTGTTTCTCGCTGATGAGATAAACCGAATCGAGCTCCCGGGCCGCCGGGACGGGAAAACGGGCGCGCTCGCTCGCGGGTTTTTTGTCACTAACTCCGAAGTTGGCGGCGGCGCGCTACGGGTGAAAACCTTTTTGTTCGATTATGTTTGCGCGAATCGAATCGTTTGGGGCGCTCATGAGCTCGAGGAAATAAGCTTGCGGCATACGGCGAGCGCTCCCGATCGATTTATCGAGGAAGTAGCGCCCGCGTTGCTCGCTTATTCGCAAGCGAGCGAATCGAACACGCTGGGCGTGTTGCAAGCGGCCCAGCGCGAACGCATCCCGGACGTGGGTAAATTCTTGGCGAATCGTTTCGGGCCGCGCGTCGCGCAACGCATCGAACACGCCCACGTGATGGACGAGGGCCGTCCCATAGAAACCATCTGGGACGCTGTAACGGGCGCGACGGCGTATGCGCGCTCAATTCCGTGGACCGCTGACCGCGTCGAATTCGAAACACAAGCGGGTGATTTATTGGACCTAGTGACCGCTTAAGCTTCCCCTGAGCTCGGCCCGGAAGGGCCGCGCGGGCCCGCTTCGGCGGGCCTTTTCTTTTTTCTGATTTGCGCTATACTTTCCGGGCGGGCAAATGCCCGCGTTGATTAATCAATACAGGAGAAAAATATGGTAGACCATAGGAATATCGCGGAGGACTTGTATTTTGTGCGTATAGGGACTGATTCGCTTGATGACGTTCGGGCCTTTCAGTCTCGAAGCGGCGCGGCCGCTTATTTTCGGCGTATAGCGGCCGAGCTCGCTCAATACGGCCAAGCAATCGAAGGGTCAATACATATTGCGCCTAGATTGTCCGATATTGTGGAATATCCCGATTATGTTTTATCACTTGGCCCGCGCGGCGGCCTGAAAATCGAGCGCGCATAATCCGGCCCGATTTGCTTTCCGGCCCGCTTCGGCGGGCCTTTTTTTCGCCCGCATAAACCGGGCCCGGCGCGCGCTGTACATTGTTTCGGCCCGTAATAAATTGTGGTCTGACCCTATTTTCCCGCTTTGCTCGCCCGCCCGAAACCGGGCCGCGTGAGCCATGGCCCGTTACCCTTGAAACGTACCGCGCGGGCCGCTCCCGGCGGCCCGTGGGCCGTGCTCCGTGGGCCGCGTCCCGAGCTCGGCGCTCCCGGGCCCGCTCCCGGCGCTCCCGGGCCGTGGGCCGCGTTACATTGGCCCGCGTTGATTCGCGCTCCCGGCGGGCCGTGGGCCGTGCACTATTGGCCGCGCATGGCGCGCTCGCATGGCGGCCCGTGGGCCGCGTCCCGTGGGCCTTGGCCCGTGGGTGAGGGGCCGAGTCCCGGCGACCGTTTAAGCTGCAGATCGGCGAAGTAAGCACCCACTAACCAAAAATGGCCCCCCGTCGCGCAGGACGCAGGCCTAGGCCCGATTTCACACAAATAGTTACCAATTCAAAAGTTTTGAGGTATGGTTCCACGTGAAACACCCCCTTTCCTTGCAAAATCAATTGCCTAGAAAAATTTTTGCAAAATTCAAAACCTATGACCTTATCAAATCAACAAGACGTTGAAGCCGAACGCGTAAAGCTCGAACTCCGACTCTTGCAGCTTGAAACCCAAGAACGTGCCACTTCAAGCTTTCTGGACTTCTGTCGTTACGTATGGCCTGAGATGATCGTCGGCGAGCACCACCGTCGGATCGCGAAGAAGTTGGACGACGTGGTAGCGGGCCGTTGTAAGCGGTTAATGATCGCGATGCCTCCCCGTCATGGCAAAAGCCAGATGGGCAGTTACCTGTTCCCCGCGTACCTGATGGGCAAGAGGCCTGATTCGAAACTCATTGTCGGTTCGCACACGGCGGAGTTAGCGCAGCGTTTTGGCCGGATGATTCGAAACCTTGTGGCGGAAGAGCGTTATCGGGAGTTGTTTCCGGATTTCTCGTTATCGGCGGATTCCAAGGCTGCGGGCCGGTGGGACACGAACGCTGGTGGTGAAGCGTTCTTCATCGGTAAGGGCGGTGCGATGACGGGCCGTGGCGGTAACGTGGTGATCCTTGATGACATCTTGGACGAACAGGACGCCTTGTCGGACACCGCGATGGAGGGCACGTGGGAGTGGTACACGTCTGGCCCTCGTCAGCGTTTGCAGCCGGACGGCTCGATCATTATCATTAACACAAGATGGCGGACGGATGATCTGTCGGGCCGCTTGTTAAAGCAGCAAGGCCAGTTGAAATCGGACCAGTGGGAGGTGTTGGAGTTCCCGGCTATTTTGCCGAGCAACACGCCTTTGTGGCCGGAGTACTGGAAGCTGGAGGAGTTAGAGAAGGTCAAGATGTCGATTGGCCTTCGGAAGTCGCAAGCGCAGTGGCAGCAACAGCCAACCTCGGAAGAGGGTGCCATTTTAAAAAGGGAGTGGTGGCAGCGATGGACGCACAACTCTCCGCCCAAGTGTGAGTATTTGATCCAGAGCTATGATACGGCGTACTCGAAGAAGGAGACAGCGGACTTCTCGGTAATCACGACGTGGGGTGTTTTTGTCCCGGATGCGGACTCGGGTCCAAACATTATTTTGTTGGATGTCGTCAAGGGCCGGTGGGATTTTCCGGAGTTAAAGCGGATTGCCAAGGAGCAGTACAGCTATTGGAATCCGGACAATGTCTTGATCGAGGCCAAGGCCACGGGTGTTACTTTGCAACAGGAGTTGCGTCGGGTGGGGATTCCTGTGACGATGTACAACCCCGGGGGCAGGCGAGCCGGGCAGGACAAGATCAGCCGGGCGCATGCGGTAGCCCCTTTGTTTGAGAGCCGGATGGTCTGGGCACCGGAGACCGAGTGGGCGGAGGAGTTGATCGAGGAGTGTGCGGCGTTCCCGAACGGGGACAACGACGACATGGTCGATTCGACAACACAGGCCATGATGAGGTTCCGTCAGGGGAACTTTGTGACCTTGCAGACAGACGATGTCGAGGAAGAGTCGAGTGACTCGCTTGTGTACGAGTATTATTAGCCCTAGAATCTGTGCAGTTTAACCTTGTTAAGGGTACGCCATGGACCGTGATCAATTAGACGCCTTGAATGCGTTGATTGCGCAGGAGGATGAGTCGGGGGATTACGACGATTTAGTGGAGATGGCCGAGGGTGGTCCGGTGGGTGAGGACATGGCATCTGAGGCAGAGTCGGGCGTGAGTTATTTTGCACAGGGCGGCGAGGTCGAGGATTCTGCTGCGATTTTAAATCGCATGCAACAGGGTCCTACGCCTGCGCCGCGTCGCACGGCAGCACAGATGTTGCAGACCTTTGCCGACGGTGGTGAGGTACAGAAGACGCCGTTCCCAGAGTTGTTGGACATCAACAAGCAGGTGAGTGCGGGTGCGCCGGTGGAGAATTTGTTCGGTGCGAATTTATCGCAGCCGACAACGGCGATGGCAAGTACGCCGAGCGAGATCAACATCCCGACGTTCCAGCCTACGTATACGCCGCCCACGGGCCCGAACATCATCACGCCGACTCCGGCGATTGCGGGCATTGGCGCGCAGCCTACTTTGTCTCAGCCTGTGTCGGCACCGACGACAACAGCGCGGTCGTTATTTGAGCAGATCAATCCTTCGACGATGGCAGCGATGCCGGACTACACCACGGGTTCGTCTGCGTACACACCGACTGCCCAGACGTTCCAAAGACCGACATTGTTGACGAAGGAACAGTTACAGAAGGCGCAGCCGACGTTAGTGCGGTATGAGCCGAGCATTACCTATGGCGGGTTAGAAACGTATCAGGGTCCGTTGCAAACGAGTCCGTATGCGGACACGGGTACACCAACGACGGGCGGTGGCACGATTACGCCGACAGCACCGGAGCCTTTGCCCAATGTAACGCCGGGTGGTTACACGTACGCGAACTACGTGACACTGACCCCGGAACAGTTATCTGGCGTGGGTGACAAGGCGCAGATAGGTGAGGCGTATAAGGGCATTGTCACGCGTCAGCAGGCGGATGCAACGGCGGTACGTAATGAGTACAACAAAGCCTTGGCCGAGGGCAATATGCCGTTGGTCGAGCAGCTAAAGCCGATCTTGGCTCAGCAGGAGTCCGAGTTAGCGAGGTCCAAGGCGGATCAGGCGTACGTGAATAAGTACTTCACGGGCGCGGCGGCGGCGTTTGAAACGCCTGAGCAGTATCGTCAGCGTTTGCAACAGGCGCAGTTTACGGCGTTGAAGTTGCCGGAATTCACGGGTGCGACGGACATCGCAGCGTTGGGTGTGCCAGTGGGACCAGCGGTTGACCCGTACACGGCGTCGGTAACGCGGCAGACGAACGAGTACAACGCTGCGTTGAACACGTACAACCAGTTGGCGGCGGCGTATGGCAAGGACGTGGATTTTGTCAAAGACTATTTCAATACGATAGTCGCGCCGCAGAAGGCGGATGTCGATGCGTTGACCGTGGGCACTCAGGCAACAGCCAACAGGGCTGCGGCGACGGCGGCGTTCAATGCGATTAATGCGGGTCGTGCGTACAAGGTAGCGCCTGCGGTGGTGGCGGACTTCCGCAATGAGCAGCAGACGATTGCGGCGTATGCACCGTCGATCAAGGCGTTTGAGACGAACATCGGCGCGTTGACCAAGGCTCGTGATGCGGCGTCCAACACTGGCTTTACTGAATACGCGTCGCAGTTGGATCAGTTGTTGCAGACTGAGACGGACAAGTATACGCAAGCGCTGGGTCAGCGGCAGTCGGCGATTGACGCGGCGCAGCCTGATCCGATGCGTGACTACATTTTGGGTAAGCAGTTAGTGGCTCAGAAGATTGATGCGTTTGCACCGGTGGACATAAGCACGGTTGACTTCTCGAAGATGAATGCGGCGTTGTTTGATCCGGAGATTGCGCGTCAGACGAAGGACATGACGGCGGCACAGAACACGTACAACCAGTTGAGTACGTTGTATGGTGCCAAGAGTGATGTTGCGATGAACTTCTTGAACGACGTATTGAATCCGCAGAAGGCGGAGGTTACGCAGGCGACTGCTTTGAAGACAGCGGCGGCAGCGGCGATTGGTTCGTTTAACGCTGGTCGTGCGTATCCGAAGTACACGC